TGGTTCTTATCTGTTTTTGCTTTTGGAGAGTATGTTAATTGTGCAGCTCTGCGACCAACTGCCTGATCTCCAATAGTCTCGATAACTTTTGCAGTCCTGATAATATCTGCCTTACTGTAAGGACCGTATAGATATGTCTTCGCAGAGAATTGTAATGTATAGACTACAAGTCTTCTGTTTAAGAAACTCTCATCCCACTCATCTTCTAGGTTTATGGAGTTAAGTGTGATAGCAACATCTCTTTTCTCATCCATGTCTGGAACCATCTTTAATGTAATATTAAAAGCTGGTTGAAAGAAAGGAAGGATTTGTTCTAAGATTTGTAAACCTGTGTCTTGATCTTTTGATAAAATACCTAACTCAAAGTTTACTGTATATGGTACAGGAAGGTATTGTACTCTTACTTCACTACCACTATCTGCAACAACGTTTTTGTATTTTTGGACAGGACTAGTTTTCCTAGTAGAATCATATGAGATACCAGTCATCTCAAAATACATTCTAGGCATTGTGATTGCTACCTTCTGTGTGGAAGGGTTCTCAAACAATCTGTATAAAAACTTTTGCTTTGGTCCATACGCCAGAGCTACCTTTTCCGTCTCAATAACCTGACCTGTCTCTGGATCTCTTGTCTTTACATCAATATTATTAAAGAGTGTTCCAAAACCGATTACTGTTCTTCGGATGGTTTCGTTATAAAAATGTGATCCTAACATCAGAAACTACCTGTAAAATTACCAAACTCACCAAAAGGATTTTTTTCAGAGAAATCAATTATATCATCTGCTCCGTCTTCAATTGCTTTATTAGCATCATACTCAGAGTTAGAGTTATCTATTGAACTGAACGATCCTAATGTATATAGCGCACCAGAAACAGTACCATTTATAAGGTCACCATCACGGAAATCTCCAGACTTATTCATCAACTCTAAAGTTAAATTACTACCATTCCATCCACCAACTTCACCAATACTATCTGTAGCAAGGTCATACATCCTTGCTCTTTGTCCACTAGTATCTGTGTTTGTGTATGCATTAATACAATATCTGTTATTAGCAGCATCGTAATAGAAATGACCTTTAGTTGTCGTTGCAGTCGTTCCATTATATGTGTAACGATACCTTAGTCTTTCATCTTCAAAATACCAATAGAAATACTTGACTAAAGTTGTAGTTGCAAATACAGGATCAAATGATCCACTGTGATCCACATAAATTTTACCTGTTCCATCTGAAGTCCAAGATCTATTACCGCCTTGATCATTATAGTTTCCTGCTACAATGTGCTCTCTCGCAATAAAATCTTTAGCAGTTTGTGGACCATCTATTGTAATTGTAGGCGCAGTTGTATATCCACTACCAGCATTTGTAATAGTAATAGCATTTACAACACCATTGTAGATAGTTGTTGTAGCAGTTGCAGGTATATCTCCTCCAGCAACGTCGGGTGGTTGTGATATTGTTATATTGGGAGCAGTCATATAACCAGAACCACCAGTACCTATAACAATATTATTTACTGAACCTTGATCAATTGTACTAGTAGCAGTAGCAGTTGATTGTAAATTGCTGAGATTCAATGTAGTCATTACAGAGTGATCTAATTCAATAGCGTCAATCTCAGCAATACCAGTATCAAACTCATCATCACCCTGCTCGTATATCTCAGCAGTGAGTGTATAGAAGTAAAGATCTCCTAATGGATAAAATGGTACCTCTCTTTCTACAAACTTAATTTCATATGCGTTACCAGTCAGAGGATAGTAAATTAAATCTCCTTCATTAGGTCTCTGTGAAATAGTAAGATTTAAAGCAGGAACTAAAGACTGTTCCCATCTCCTTCTAGACATGACGAATTGAATTTCATCACTAATTCTTACACCAAACTTACTAACAAAATCTACAGGAGATCCAAATCCCTCAACGTTGATTAGTAACATTTCAATCATATAAGACTGATTGAACTCTGAGTAAATGACTTCACCCAAAGTCTTATCCCTCAGCATAGTTCTAGGGACATAGAAACAATCAGTACCAAACAATTTGATTTGTTCGTCAACCAAATCTTGTACTAGATTCTGTTCGGTAGTCTTACCACCGTGCTGAGGAAAGTAAACTTTTTTCATCCGATCATATCAAGTGGTGGTAGTTCGTATGTGCTGATGGAATCTTCCATTAGTGCTGCTATCTCACCTAAAGCATCTTCATATAATTGTCTTCCGTTCATTGATACACCACCTGGAAGTGTTACACCATTGAACTTAATTAGGTTCTGTCCCCAAGATCTCTTCATAAGGGCAGTAGCATATTTTTTAACAAACAAATCATTAAAGACTTCTGTAAATGTAGATGGGTCTAGAGCTCTGTAACATTCTATAAGTAACCATTGATCTTTAGTTACTCTATTTGGATCAATATCAATATACAAACGATCTTGTCTAGTGTTGAATCTGAATTGAACTAAAGAACCAGTATTAATAATCATATCAATAGTTTCAAAGTGTTGCTTTACCATGTAGTAGTTGACCATATCAACACCACCAAAAGCAAGACCTGTTCCTGATGTATATGAGAACAAGTCCATCAAATAGTATTGGTTGTTAAGACCGAAAAGACTGTTCCTTACAAAGTTAGAACTAATACCATATACTTTAGAAATACCAAATACATGTTCTGGAATTTCTAAGTAGTTCTTTCTATTCTCCCAAGTTGCAGCATCTGGAGCAGCAGTAGTAACAGTTTCGTTTGCAGTTGTAAACCTTGTTACATCGTCATCAGTAAACTCGTGCTTGAGATACATTTTCTCAGCACCATTAAAATGTCTTTCTCTAAAATACTGTAGTGCATCATCAATTGCGTCATCAATCTGATCATCATCTAAATTGATTTCAAGCACGGGAGCACCCAACTGTCTCAAACAGTAGTCTCTCAGTTCTTGTCTGCTTGCTGGTTGCGCCACAAAAAATACCCCATATTCTCCTAGAGGTATTTAGGTTATTTCTTTTCTTCTACCTTAATTTCGTGTAGAAACCAGTGTCTTGCTGCAGCAAGAGTATCAAATATTCTTTTATGTCCACCAAATTCACAGTACCAAGTGATACCTCCTCCTGGTCCTTCTGGAATTTTATCCATTAGAAGTTGGTTATCAGATAGATTATGCATTGCTTCTAACTCACCTTCAGAATCCGCTGTAAGCATTGCATCAATTACCATGTGGTATTTCATAGGATCCCACTTTTCTTCGATCTCTCGTACAACGTCATACAAAGGTAGTTCGTCTATAGACTTACCATACCCTTCTCTATCAATTTCTACGACTTCTCCTTCTCCCCAATCTCCACCTCCACGACGAAGTGTTTCTAATTCGTCGCCTACAGCAAAGCGATGTTCCATTCCTTCAGGGAGGTTTTCCGTAATTTCACCCATTTTGTGTTACAATAAATAAGGACAGTATAACATTATTTATCCTATTGCGAGTTGATGAGTTATGCTGTATAATGTCTGTATTACCGAAGAGGAATAATGAGCGTCAAAGCATTGATAATCGAAGGTGGCGAAACCGTCATCGCTGATGTACAAGAAGTACACGATAAACAAAAACAAGAATTTTTAGGTTATAGAGTAAAAGATCCATACGTTGCTAACCTTGTGTGGGAACCTGCTGAGAATAACCCTGAGGTGGATGGAGCAGTAGGTAATGCTAAACAAGGAAGAGTTGACTTTGCTTTTTGGGCACCTCTTTCTGAAAGTAGAGAGTTTGATTTTGTAAAGGATTATGTTCGTGTTATCTATGAACCAAGTCCTGATACTCTAGAACTTTATTTCTCTGTTCTCGCACATCACCAAGAAAACTATACAAAAGAAATTTCACCTGATCTTTCCAAGACTATTGTTACATTACCTTCTGAAGCTGGTCCAGATGGAGCAGCAATTGCTAACGAGTCTGCTGATCCTAATGCATTTGATTCATAATGAGTGATTTAATTATTAATCAGGGTCTTCGTGATAAGATCCTGCAACCAGACTGGGAAGATATCCTAGGTAGTATTGTTTCTACACAAGACATTGAAGACTACGGTGACTATGCAGTCATTGATAATTTTATTGAAAAAATTGACGAACTAGCAAAAGTACTAGAAAGTTATCCTGCAGATGCTAGAGAAAAGCATGTAGAAGCATCACATATAGAATTTGGTGAATACCTTGCAGGATTTAAAATGCCTGGTATCACTCAATTATTACCAACACATTATTTCACTCCACTACTGTTTGCATGTTATAAATCATTTATTGAATGTGAATTTATTCCACATGATTTAGATGCTAATATTTCTGAACAAGGAAAACTTGACTTTTTACGTAGACTTCCAAATCTTTGTTCAGTTCAAGGTAGACTCTTTCATGATAGTATGATCGTAAGTAAAAATGCAAACTTACCTAACTTAGGCAACTTCGATTTTCATGCTACTCTTATTCTTAACGATCCACCTGAGGGATGTGGTATTTCTCTTTGGGATGTTGATTGGAATGGAGAGAGATTCTCTAGTGTTGAAGATCTTTTAGATATAGAAGACCAACAAGTAAGATCTGATGTTAGTCAATGGTTAAATGAAAATGCTGTATGTAAAAAAGAAACAGTAGAATACGAACACTTTGATGGTAACGAACATTTTGATAGATCTAGATTTATTGAAGCAAAGAAAAACAGATTGATTCTTCATAAAGGAACTATCTTTGTAAACCAAGAGTATCAAAGTGGTGGCGATTTTTACTTCTTAGATGTTCTTATGAATACTCCACCAAAACCAAAAGAGTTAGAGGGGAATGAAATTGAAGAAGACAATTTTTGATATTCCAAAACTTGAACTAGAAAATTTTTCTACATATTCAACTAAAGAATTGATGGCGATCACAGAAGTGAACAAAATCGAGGATATGGAAATTGATATTAAGACTGTAGAAGGTCTTAAATGTATGAAAGTTAATAATATTATGAAAAGACCTCTTGATCTAAGAGATTTTATGCGTAATTTTCCTGCAGAAAATAAAGAAAAAAGTTCAATGGAAGAGTTATCTTTTAGTGGTAGTAAGTCTCCTGGATTACAGCAACCAATAGAAAGAGCTTTCATGACTTTCTTGGGATACCAACTATGGCATCTCTGTAAACAAATGAGATTTTTAAAGTATAGAGAAAAAGATATTAGATGGAAGTATTACTCTAACTTTTATTATAAAGGAATGCGTTCATATAATAAAAATTTTCTACCACATGTAGATCCATTTTCATACGCTGCTAATATTTTCTTAACTGAATCCGAACAACATGGAACTTCTTTCTTTAAATATACAGATAAAGAAACTGGTAGAGATTTTTATTCGATGTCTGATGTTATGTCTGCTGGAGATAAATTAAGAACAGCATACACTGATGGATTAAAAGAAAATTATCAATATCAAGTATCAGATCCTGAGTCAGACGATAAAGTTATTGGACAAATGACTCCTAAAAATGGTGACGATGAATGGACTCATTTTGAAGGAGATCATTTTTATAAGAGATATTATTTTATGCCTTCTACTTTTAATTCTATGTCCATGTATAGAGGTAATAGATGGCACAGTGCTACGTTTGATGCTAAGAATACAAAGTGTGGTAGATATTCTCTAGTTGCTTGCATCTTATGAAAAAGATGGTTTGGGATAGGTCTGAGATTAAGACCTTTGAAAATGTTTTTCCTCGAGAAGACTTCATGGAATTAACAGATTACATGAGGTATCCAAATTGGTCATATGGTAACATCTCAAATCCTAATGCACCATCTACTCCATTCTTTCATAACGATCTTATGGAGGTTCCATTTTTTACAGAACATCTATTTAAAAGAGTGTGTGTTTTGACTGGTAGGTTTTGGGTATTAGATAGATGTTATGCTAATGGTCATGTGTTTGGAACTCAAGGTGCTGCTCACCAAGATGACTCTTCTGGTGATGGATATACATTTTTAGTTTATTCTAATTTTGTAAACAGTGAGGTTAAAAAATGGAAACCTGAGTGGGGAGGTAAAACTATTTTTTATCTAACTAAAGATGAACACATGTGGGTACTACCTAAACCAAACACTGCTACATATTTTCCTGGTAATATATTTCACCATGCAGAATCTACTACTAGACACTTTGAAGGATTTCGGATATCTGTAGCGTGGAAATTAAAGGCAAAATAAAAGGGGTCTTACGACCCCTTTTTTGTTTAAGCGATTCCGTCTGTTATGACTTCTTGATCTGGATATAAACCTTCCAGTGCAACTTTTTTATATTTTGATGTAGGGCAATTAGCGTTCCAAAGATCAGTAATATCATTAATGATATCATGTTTTAGAATTTCTTTTCCTCCATGACCAGGAGCAATACCCGCGACGTCAAAAGTCATTCCACCCTCGTCTCTTAAGAGAGCGTGATATGCTGCGTCTGCAGAAGCCATCAACCCATAATTTGCTTTAATTTCTGCATCGGTTGCACCATCTGGTTCAAAGTCCCAGTCAGAACCTAATGCAGCAGTAACTGCCTCCAATCTGGATTTCATTTCTGCTCTTGTATTAGGATTTGTAGATAGGATATATCCTACACTAAATCCTTTTTGTCTGCTTTCTAATTCAGCCATTGTTTTTTACCTATGTGTTAAAGATGATTATGCCTGAGATTCAGACCATGTAATACGTGCTGAGATCTGATAAGGTGTAGCGTTAGAAACACCACCAGAGTCAACGATGTTACCGACAACAGTCAAGAGGTCAGGTCCGTTAGGATAGATTCCGTCTCCTCCAAGAATTGAGTTACCTAGAGCACTAATTCTAGATAAGTCAAAGGTAGTAGCAGAAGTCTCACCATTACCAGCACCAGATGCACGGAAGGAAAGGATCGTTGATCCACCAGATACCGTATCATCTGAGGCGTGCTTAACAAGTTGACATAGTGAAGGATCGTCCACGTTCTCAAATGTATCAGTTGAAAGTGATGGGTTAATGATCAGAGAAATCTCTGTTTCATGTGTAGTTAGAATACCAACTGAGTCGAGTGCAAGTTGCATTCGGTTGATAATCTCTCTTTCTCCTAGAGCACCAGTAATAGATGAGTCTACTGAAGGTGCAAGTCTGATTGATACAAGAGGAATATTCAATGGAATCAAGTTAACCACGTTAGTTGCAGGAGCACCTACACTAAAGGAAGTTCCATTTGGTACCGCAGGATTACCTAACTGAGAGTTAATCGCTGAGTAGTAGTTTCTTGGGAAAGAAGTTGTTGTTCCCTGAACATATTGAATATAAACATAATGAGTAGAACCAGAAGTATATGTTCTAGTGTTAATCTGTCTACCATTTGAGAAGTAACCGTTAGCAACACTACCCTCATAGATGTTAGTGTTAACAGTTAATGTTGCGGCATCAGCTGATGGGAAAGGAATACGGATGTAGTAATACCTTGTCCAGTAAGATCTATAAGATTCAAGAATACTGCTGTTATTATTTGATGAAGCAGAAGTACCAGAACTGTTGGTAAACTTAAGTGAGTTACCTGACGCAGTGAATAGATACGCTTCGTCATCCTGGAACATACCGTCCATGATAACTGAAGTACCCCAGTGGAACAGAGTTCCAACGTAAGTAGGTTTATCACCATTCTCAATCTCGTAACGTGCAGGTAGGTTACCTGAACGGAAGTAAGATTCAGTTAGTTTGTTGTTGTGCTTGAACTCATGGAAGTACTTAACATGTCCATGAGCATCTTTAAATCCGAAACGGATCTTACCAGCACCATACCAAGAGTAATCCATGTAAGCCATCTGGATCTTAGATAGATCTAGAATGTATGAAGACTTACCAACACCATCTGCCTTATCAATATTCCACTGAGTCTGTGGTACTTTCGTATCAATAGTCTTAGTTAGAATAACGTCAGCATTTGATACACCTCTATAAGAAGGTTGGATTGTAATTTGTGAGTCACTTGTTACCTTAACAACCTTGTAAGACATACCACGGATAACGATCTTATCTGATGGGTCTAATTGTGAGGTAAACATGGTGTCTGTACCAGTCACAATATGAGAGTCTCTAGTAACAGCAACCCTTCCAGGAATCTGTAGAACAGAAGATCTCCTTACACAATTGATTGAGTCACCGTCGAACTCATAGAAGAATCCGTTTTGATCATCAAACATACCGCAACGAATGTCGCAATCACTCCAAGAAAGAACTGCAAGTGTTGGGAATCCACCACCACTAGAAGCAGTTGGTTCTTCTAACAGTAAGTAAGTAAATCTAAAGTCATCAACAACTGTTTCAACAGGACTTTCAATATTAAACTGACTAATATCAGTATTAATAACTTTAATTCTTAAAGCAGTAGTCAACTGGTGAGGTTTGTTACATCTTGCAGTAGCAGTGAACTTCTTAGCAAATTCAACTGTACCACCAGTAAAGTCAGAAACGATTGGAGCAGTAAGTTCAAGTGTAGTTGCATCAACAACTGTTCTAATTCT